AACGTTCGATTACTGCTGATGAACAGGCAGCAATTGATGGGCATGGTTTGTATAACTTGTCAGACTTCCTTCCTAAGAAGCCAACTGACGTTGAATTACAGGTAATGAAAGAAATGTTCGAAGCATCAGTTGATGGTGAAGCATATGATATGGACAAGTGGGGTCAGTATTTTAAACCGGCTGGAATGAGCCAAAATACTGGTGATCCTAACAAGGCCAAAGCACCTGCTCCAGCGGCAGCACCTGCTCCAGTAGCAGAGGCAGCACCAGTAGCAACTCCAGCACCAGTGGCTGAAGCGGCTCCAGCAGAAGGTGGCGACAGTGCTAACAGAGCACAGGACATTTTGGCAATGATCCGTAACAGACAACAACAGTAAAGAGTTTGATTGTGAGTTCCGGCAAAAACCTCCATACGGTAACCAGCGAGGTCTCACAGTCTTTTTTACAAAGGAAAGGTAATTATGGCAAAAGCATTTGATATTTCTAAATTCAGAAAGACATTAACCAAGAGCATTGATGGTCTTGGTGTAGGGTTTAATGATCCTACAGACTGGGTTTCTACAGGAAATCTAGCACTAAACTATTTAATAAGTGGCGACTTCCACAAGGGTGTTCCGCTAGGCAAGGTAACAGTATTTGCAGGTGAATCAGGATCAGGTAAATCTTATTTTTGTTCTGCTAACATCGTAAAGGCAGCACAGGAACAAGGTATCTTTGTAGTACTAATTGATTCGGAGAATGCACTTGATGAAAAGTGGTTGCAGGCTTTGAATGTTGATACATCAGAAGAAAAACTACTTAAACTTAACATGTCAATGATTGACGATGTTGCTAAGACTGTATCCGAGTTTATGAAGGAATACAGAGAAATGGCAGAAGAAGAACGTCCAAAAGTATTGTTCGTTATTGACTCGCTAGGTATGTTGCTTACACCAACAGATGTTGATCAATTCCAAAAGGGTGATATGAAGGGTGATATGGGTCGTAAGCCTAAGGCACTAACAGCACTCGTGCGTAATACTGTTAATATGATTGGTAGTTACAACGTAGGTATGGTATGTACCAATCACACGTATGCTTCGCAGGATATGTTTGATCCGGATGATAAGATATCAGGCGGTCAAGGATTTATCTACGCAAGTTCAATTGTAGTAGCAATGCGTAAATTGAAACTTAAAGAAGATGAAGATGGTAACAAGGTAACTGATGTGCGTGGTATTAGAGCCGCGTGTAAGGTTATGAAAACACGTTACGCAAAACCATTTGAAAGTGTTCAAGTTAAGATTCCATATGAAACAGGAATGGATCCTTATAGTGGATTGGTAGATCTTTTTGAAGCAAAAGGATTATTGAAAAAAGATGGAAATCGACTTAAATACACAGACCTTAAAGGTGAGACGCATTTGGAATATAGAAAAGCGTGGGTCAGTGAAAAGTTGGACATGATTATCAAGGATATCGCTAACAAGCCTGACATTGCAGATGCAGAAGAAGCCGTTGAGGAGCAAGTTGAATCTGTAAATGGAGACTAAACACTAATGAGCGTAAATCAAGATCTTATTGCTGATATTTGGAATATGGTAAGTGAGCACATTCCTGAACAACAAAAGAAAGACGTGGCTACGGAGTTTGTAACCACTCTATTAGATCACGGTGTCAGTGAGAATGTTCTAGAAGGACTGTTTGGAATATGCACATACCTAGATGGTGCTCTAGAATATGCCATTGACGAGGAAGAAATAGAAGATGATGAGGATGAATATTAATAATGGTAAATTGGTACGATAAGGTTTCTAAGGATATTTCAACAATTCCGGATGCAGTAAAGTATTTTGAATCCGAATTATTGGAAGCAAAGAGAGAAACTAACATCAAGGGTAGAATCGAACTTGCCTCAGCAACCATGCCAGCCATTGTTGAAACTCGTTTTAATCAACTTCAGGAAATTGAAGCAATACTAGAATACTTAAACATCGAGCTTCGCCGATTACGAGCAGGACATTTTAGGAAATATGTTGAAAATTATCAAAGACAACTTAGTTCCAGAGATGCTGAAAAATTCGTTGATGGCGAAGCCGATGTTGTAGATTTTGAAAAGATCATCAACGAATTTGCCCTACTAAGAAACAAATGGTTGGGCATTATTAAGGGTCTTGACATCAAGCAATGGCAGTTATCAAACATTGTTAAACTAAGAACTGCCGGCTTAGATGACGCTTCACTATAATAACCAATAATATTTTTCATAATAAACTACCCATATAAATAGTACTATGGAAACCATAGTATTAGTAACAGGTGGGTTTGATCCCATACATTCAGGACACATCGCTTACTTCAGAGCCGCAAAAGAACTAGGTGATAAACTAGTAGTAGGTTTGAATTCCGACGATTGGTTAGAGCGTAAGAAAGGTAGAGCATTTATGCCCTGGAACGAACGCCTTGCTATCGTTAATAATCTTAAAATGGTTGATGAAACATTTACATTCGTAGATGATGACAATACAGCCAAAGCATTTATACAACAGGTTAGAGCCCACTATCCAAATGCACATTTGATATTTGCCAATGGTGGTGATAGAACAGCAGAAAATATTCCTGAAATGGATATTCAAGATGATAACTTGACTTTTGAATTTGGCGTTGGCGGAGAAGATAAAAAGAATAGTTCAAGTTGGATATTAGAAGAATGGAAGGTTCCTAAGACCAAAAGACTATGGGGTTGGTACAGAGTTTTAGACAACCAACCACAGAATGGTTTTAAGGTAAAAGAGCTGGTTATAGAACCAGGAAAGAGCTTATCAGACCAACGTCATTTTAAACGTTCCGAGCATTGGTATGTTCTAAAAGGAACTGTTAGAATGGAAACTGAACACGAAGAAAGAAAAGACATAGTTCATCTAGACGCTCTTACAAGAGGATATGATATTGCAGTAGGCACTTGGCACCAAGCGTCTAACCCATCCGAAACAGAACATGCACATATTTTAGAAGTTCAATACGGACAAGAATGTATAGAAGAGGATATTGAAAGAAGATGAGTGATTGGATTTACCTTAGCAAGGACAATCAAGATGTCTATGTAAATCAATTTGCCAAGGGAGTCAGGGCAAAAACGACTGACACAAATAAATTCGATTATGATGCTTCTGACAATCCAATAATGCTGCGAGGCATACTCAAAAAGAAAATCATCTACAAATGTTGGGAAGATGCTAGAGATTTTTATTACATGGATACGGGATATTTCGGTAATGAAAAAACTGCTGGAAACCCTAATGGATGGAAGTATTGGCACAGGATAGTAAAAAATGATTTACAACACGGAGAAATTATAGATAGACCAGACAATAGGTTTAAAACATTTGGAAAAACATTTCTTCCTTGGAAAAAGAATGGCAGAAAAATCCTAGTAGCAGCACCCGATGAAAAGCCCTGCAGGTTTTACAATTTAGAACTGGATCAATGGCTTGAGGATACTGTTAATACAATAAAAAAATTCACGGATAGGCCCGTTGAAATAAGACAGCGCAACAAAAACAGAATACACAGATTAACAAACACCTTACAACAAGCATTAGACAACGATGTATTTGCGTTGGTAACATTTAACTCTAATGCCGCAGTTGAATCTGTGTTTCACGGAATACCCGTCTTTACACTAGCGCCAGCAAATGCAGCAAGTCCTGTTGGTTTAAAGGATTTATCTAAAATAGACAGTCCTTATTATCCTAACAGCGATAAATTATATGCGTGGGCATGCCATTTATCATATGGCCAATTCCATGTTAATGAATTTAAATCAGGTGCAGCGAAAAGGCTATTGGAGGAACAATGAAAGTATTTGTAGGATACGATACTAGAGAAGATATTGCATGGCAGGTATGTAAGCACAGCATTATCTCAAAAAACAAGGATGTTGATGTAAGACCACTTAAACTAACCGAACTGAGAGAAAAGGGCTGGTACAAGAGAGATACAGATAAACTAGGATCAACTGAATTTACTTTTAGTAGATTCCTAATACCTGAATTGTGTAATTTTAATGGTTGGGCAGTATTCATGGATTGTGACATGATTCTTACCACGGACATTAAGGAACTTTTTGATCAAGCAGATGACAAGTATGCTGTAATGTGTGTTCATCACGATTACACTCCCAAAGAAGGGCAGAAGATGGATGGACAAACACAAACAATATATCCAAGAAAAAATTGGAGTTCAGTAGTGCTTTGGAATTGCGGACATCCTAGTAATAAAAAAATTGATATGGAACTAGTTAATGATCCTAGCACAACAGGAAAATATCTCCACAGATTTAGTTGGTTAAAGGACGAAGAGATTGGACAACTGAGTCATGAATGGAATTGGCTAGTTGGATGGTATAAGGAACCGGAAGACGGCAAACCTAAACTAATACACTATACAGAAGGCGGACCTTGGTTTGAAAACTATAGATATTGCGAATATCATGATTTATGGAAAAAGGAACTGCATGATATGATGGAAGCAAAACAATAATGAAATCTGATCTAATATTAGAAAACGCACTGGTAGCAGGTTCAATGGGCAACCTAACCGTTGATGAAAAACAAACACAAAAGGGTTTGGTTGTAAGAGGTGTGATGAGAAAAAAGGCAGTTGATAAATGCATTGAGACCGGTAGAGATTTCTGGTATGTGGATACAGGATATTTAGGAAACTTTCCTAGCAAGAATGACCCCAAGGGAAAGAAAAAATGGAACAGGGTTGTTAAGAATGAAAATCAATTATCAAAATTAAGAGACGTTCCGGCAGATAGATTTAATAGTCTAGTGATAGATGATCCTAGATTAAAATGGAATGGGTGGAAAAATTATGATAAAAAAATCTTGTTGGTAATGCCCAACCCAAAGGCCTGCAAGTATTATGATGTTGATTATGACAAATGGGTTAAAGAAACCAAAGAAAAGATTTCTCAATACACTGACCTACCAGTTGTTGAAAGAATAAAAGGAACAAGACGAGAAAGAAATACTAACACGATTTATGATGCCTTGGATGAAGGTGTTTATGCAACAGTAGCATTTAACAGCATAGCCGCATTAGAATCAATAGTATATGGAGTTCCTGCATTCGTGTCAGTACCCTGTGCTGCCACACCACTTGCTTCGACTGATTTATCACAGTTAGCAAACCCATTTAAACCAACAGCAGATCTCATAGAAAAGCAATGCCATAATCTTGCGTACGGTCAATTTACCATGGAAGAAATGGAAGATGGAACGGCATATAAACTTGTGGAAAGGTACTCATGAAACTATTATTAAATGATAAGGAAATTGCACACTTCCTTAACAACAGCATTGATCTAGTTGAAAAATTTAAAAACACTCAGATACAAACACGCCACATGACAACGTACCACATGGAGTGGAGAGAAAGATTTGAACTGTGGAGTAAAACTGAGCCTAAGAAACTTAGAAATTTTAAAGAAGATTTTGTTCGTAAGAAAAAGTTTAAAGAAAAATTAATGAAGGCCGTTCGAAAGGACATAATCGAATGGAGAGAAAATATTGAAAAAAGAATTAAGAACGAACGAGAAAGAACGTTTGAAGGAATACACAAAAATATAAACTCTTTAATTGAAAGAATTGGAGAGGATAAAATTTTTGAAGCCTATAAGAAAAGCCCTTTTAGAGATTTTATTAAGGGTACCGGACTTAATCTAGATGCTAACGGAGAGTTTATTCGAAGAAAGGATTTTAACAATTACCAGGAAGATTGTTTAATTAGAAATACTGTTGGTAACGAAGATCTTCTAGTAACTAAAATTGATAACAAGTATCCTTTCTGGTTTATAGATAGCGGATACACAAATTTTTTAGAACCGAATAAGAAATGGCATAGGCTAGTGAGAAGTCATCTTCATTATGGTGAATTCTTTGATGCTCCTACAAACAGATTAGAAAACTTTAAAAAGTTTCCTGTGCCATGGAGAAAAAACGGTGAAATCATTTATGTGATGGAACCTGGTCCGTTTGCTGCTGGTATTTTTCATTGTGATCTTAAGACATGGAGATACGAAATTGAAAAGGAACTAAGGCAATACACTGACAAGCCTATCAAATTTAGAGAAAAGGCACCGCTAAGAGAAAGAAAGCCATTGTTCGAGGAATTATTAAATGATGATTTCTATTGTGTAATAAGCATTAATTCAAATGCTGCAACTGAAGCAATCTGGGCTGGAATACCGGCAATTACACTTGATAAGCATGTTACCAATCCAGTTACAAGAAATAAAATAAAGGATATTAATAATCTATTCTACGGTAATTTAGCACAATGGTTGTGTATGTTGAGTTACCAGCAATTTACCAAAGAAGAATTAATGAATGGAACAGCAATTAAATTATTGAGGAAGTATAGTAATGTCTAATCTAACGGCAGTAGCGTATTATGCAGGAATACCACCACAAAACAATAATCCAGAAAAGCCCCTCATTTTAGATAACTTCATTCAAGGAGTAAATGCAAGTGGGGACACTGGCATATCGCACCGTGACATGAATCCTATTCCTTGTGATGTTGCATTGATACAAGGATTTGTTCATGAACATGGAAAGCATGCACCTCATTTACAATTAAGACAAAATGTAATAAATTTACAAAAAACAAATAACAAAAGATCCTTAATAGTTGATAGTAATCTCTTCCTTTATGCTGATCCTGGCAATACAAAAACTTATCTACGATATAGTTTTGACGGAGTATTTCCAACCACAGGATTTTATTTCGATAAGGAAATAGATCCTACTAGATGGCA